GGAACCTAGGTGGGAATTCCACCGTCCCTTTGTTACGCTCGTAAAGTTTTTCGAGTGCTGGTTGTGTACACTATGAGGCGTGTACTATGCCGGAATGTTGAACCCATGGCCTCTTGGAGGTCATGATGACAATATTTAACGAAGTTTTCTATAACCGACATCGTGACCAAAGCGGTAACGCTTTGGTAGCCAATGTTAGTTTACATCAAGTAAACTACGCTGGTGTTCGTACCCCTACCTATATTCCGTGGAAGATAACTTCAGAAACGGATAGTACGGGAACCGTATACAATATGTATACGGGGGATATGTACGATGTGAATACACCTGGGTTTCACCGGAAGATGCTTCACGGTGCGATAATAAATTCGCACATGGAGAAGCAAGATCAGTGGTACACTCGTGGTGTGGCTACGGTAAATCGCGGAGCAATAAATCGCTCCTCGACCTCGCCGTATACATACTCGGGTTATACTCAGGTCGGTACCCAAGTTTGCGGTGATCCTGCAACTTGGGCTTACCCCTCAGTGCCGTCCGTTGACGATAATGTAATAGCGCAAGCTGTTACAGACGCATGGGCATCTGTTTCTCTTAATGAAGCAGAGATCCTCGTGCAGATCGCGGAATCCAAGAAAACGGTTTACAGCTTAATCAGTATCCTCAAACGCGTAGCACGTATTGTGCGCGAAGTGGAAACATTAAAGCTTAGAGCCTTGGCAAAAGAAATTACGCCGAAGGAACTCGCAAACCGTTGGATGGAGTGTAGATACGCCTTAAGGCCTATGATGTACGATGCAAAAGGGATTATTACATCCTATTATTCTGACTATAAACGTCAGAAAATGCGTCGAACATTTCGGGCCTACGCTAGTGATGTCGCTAACACGACCTCCACTGATGTCCTTCTTTATTCGACATCAGCAGGTACGGTTCGTGGCAACATGTCTGCGTCGCGTAGTCTAGATGTGCGTGCAGGGGTGCTTACGTTCGTAGAATCCCTTCAGACTTTAAGTCTTTGGGGTTTTACGGAGCCAATTGAGGCGGTGTGGGAATTGATCCCATATTCGTTTGTTATTGATTGGTTCTTTAACATAGGCAAACTTATAGCGTCTTGGACCCCGAATATTGGGTTTAAGGCACTAGCCTCATGGTATGTAGTTACTGATTATACATACCTTTCGTGTAGTTTAACCTCAGGGACGAATATACCCAGTTATAATTACTGGGATTACCGATATGTATCGGGTTCGTATAGTATGACGTCGGTTGTTAAATACCGCTGTCCTCATCCTGACCGTCCGACTATTCCTCAAGTACAATTTCACTTGAGTAAAGTCAAACTCTTAGACTTAGGGATAATTCTTAAAAACCTTTTCGGTAAATAAGATTACTCTCTAGTTGTACAGCCTTTAGGGCTAGTACGAAAGGATCCATTATGGCACAACCTGCCACTATAACACTTGCAGTCGATGTATTGAACAACGGGAGTACTGTAAATAAAGCGTATTCCAGTTTATCTGGAGTACAGGGAAACAAATCCCAGTATATCGGGCCTGACCATAGTATGGTCGCCCCTCATACGCTTACATTCTACAGGACTTTCCCAAAGCCCTCCGGCAACTTTCGCGGCGTCACGAAGACGGCCGTGAAGGTTTCCATCTCGAAAGAGGTGGAAGGTGTTGACGGTTCTACACTGTCAGCTCCGAATATAGGAGAGGTCAGTTTTTCATTACCAGTAGGGGCGACCGAAGCTGATGAACTCATACTTCGCCAGACCCTAATTGCTGCGTTGGACCGCGACGACGTTATGGTGCCGCTGAACCACCAGGCAGTGATCTAGTAGGACAAATCATGGATGATTTGATCTATCAGATTATGAACCTGGCATCAGATAAAACCTTAAATGGTTATGGTCTGATTGCGGCTTTGTACCTGCTCTGGAGAAGATACCAGGACAGGAAGTCACCAAAATCATAATTTTATTTGGCGACTTTGTCGTCGAAAGGAGTAACCGTGAAATACAGTTACCAATCCAAAAAGCGTGCAGCAAGAATTTCTGCACAATTGTATCTTCCACACGATTACCCGTGGAAGGTGCTGTCTTCGCTGGTCTCTGACCTGCGCGATTACTTATCTGAGAGTGGGAATGCCGAGTTAGTTCAGATATGTCGCAACCGCGACGTACCTTCTTACTTGGCTCTCTCAGAGAGATGGGGTTTACAGAGTATTACTACCCTAGATACCAACCGTTCGAAAATTTCGGCCATGTATCAAATCGCGTCTCTACTCAAGAAGTACCAATTTCCTGGTGATAAAGAAGCCAGGAGGTCGGTTGCGCTTGAAAAGTTTGATAGCGCTGAAAGAACATGTTTAGAATTTAATCAAGGTGGTTATACTGCCTTGTCATGTTCTGATCTTCTTGAAACCCAAAGCGTGTTTACTTACGCTCGCGGGTTCTTTATTAAGCTGTTGGGCGATATGCCCGAGCTGCAAAAGGTGGTTGATTGGTCACGCCATGGACCCGGCGCTACACTTAGTACACGAGACGGGCATACTTCCAAGTATCATAAATATTTGGAATGGCCTTACGACTGTACCGTAGGTGCGCTGGCACATGCCCGGTTCCTTATCTCATCTGATGAGCGTTGGATGGGGGCACTTGAGGATGATTACAGGAGGGTTATGGAAATACCCGCCTGGAAAATCCTCGATAGAGAGTGCTTCTGGAAAAATGTCTTAAGTCAGGTAGGAGGGAATCGAATTACTTTCGTGCCGAAGACCGCTGTTACTGATCGGTCAATTGCGATTGAGCCAGCCATGAACCTAATGCTCCAACTGGGTGTCGATGGTTTTATCCGTAAGCGATTAAAACGCTTTGGTGTAGACCTTGATGACCAGTCGAAGAACCAGGAGCTGGCAAGACAGGGCAGTTTAGATGACGGCCCGGAGAGTTTTTGTACTCTGGACCTATCGTCAGCATCAGATACAGTCAGCTTAAAACTGATTGAACTGTTGCTTCCGCCCATGTGGTACGACTATCTCGTTGACCTCCGATCTCCGAAAGGAGAGATAGAGGGGAGGGATCTCGTTTATTCTAAGATCTCTTCGATGGGAAATGGTTATACCTTCGCATTAGAGTCGGCTGTTTTCACGTCAATTATTTATGGCGTGATGCGGCTAAGGTGGGGTAGCTTCTACAAAGGACGATGCGCAATTTTCGGAGACGATTTGATCGTCCCGAAAAGCATTGTTCATGATGTAGTCAACTACCTGGCCTTGAGCGGTTTCAAGACCAACCTGGAGAAGACCTTCTTGCAAGGTCCAATACGGGAAAGTTGTGGAACTGATTGGCTCCTCGGACACCAAATACGTCCTGTATTCTTCAATGAAATCCCTACCACCACAAAAGCTTTATTCGTCGACCGTAATAGGTTGATGCGTAAGCTAGAGATGGAGTGGGAAATAGAAGATTCGGAGACTGTTAGACTCATAGATCAGTGGGTTCCGGATAAACACCGGATATTCACAGGTCCATTGAGTCACACTGACTTCGATTCATACCTTCACGTGAGAAGACCCACGGTGGCATATGCCTTTGGAAGATATGAGTACCTTCGACTTATCACTAAGCCGAAGCCTCAAAGTGGCCGTAGCTTTCTATTTAGGAAGCTAATGGCGGAACTGAGAGGAGGAAGATCTCACCCCTTCAATGAAAAAGCTGTGGATATTTTTATCATGAAAATGATTAATCCCAACTTTATGAAAGAAGACGTGAGTCGCCGCTATATTAAAGACTTAGCGGCGAGTGGTGGAGGAAGTAAGTTTACGGTGACTAGAAGAAACAAAGTCACTGTAGGCGTGGAGAAAGCCCTCACCAGTAGCTGGTGGGGATCGTACGACGCTATATTTCCGTAGGC